GACATCCGGTTCAGGGACTAGGCTGCCCAGCCTGCGGCCGGCACGCACCTCTGCGCCAGCTTCCGTAAATGGCGTTAAGCTGGCGCGAGCGCCGCGATACATCAGCCCTGTCGGCCCATATTTAGCAAGCATCGCAGCCAAACTTGGTGTGAGGCCGCCGGCCAATTCACCGTAAGTGCCAGCCACTTCTGAGCCAGGATAAGCTTGCTCGGCCATATAACGACCAGCGCCAGCGCCAGCGCCAGAAGCCATTTCGCCGGCCAAGGTAGCTAGTGGCGCCCGCACAGGAGCATCTGCAACTTGCCCAGCAATTCGTGATGGCAATGACGCTGGTGCGGCAGGAATTGAAACTGCGGCTTCCTGTCCACCAATTCTGGACATGACTGACCTAGCGGTAGGAGCAAGCGCCCTTGCTGCACCATACCCTGGGATCAACATCCCTGCAGTTTCGCCTACACTTCGGCCAATATATTCTGGGCCGGTTTCAGCTTGCTGTCCCACCTCTGGCACCATAGGCTCGCCAATAGCTCGCCCATATTTAGCCAAAAGCGCTTCAATACTTGCAGAGCCGCCAACAGGCGCCTCACTAACTGTGGCTGGCCTTGCGCCAGCAGCCGAAGCTGCTCGGCCTACACCAAACGGCAAATACTTTGGGTCCATTCCCAAAACAGCATTTGCAATATCAACCGGGGCGCCAAGGATTGATGCCGCGCCGCGGTAGAGAAATGGCAAGAACCCGCCGCCACGACCAGTTTCTTCAGCAGGCTGGTTAAACTGCGACCATGGGCCGCTCTCTGCGGGTGCTTGTGGCGCAGAATAACGTTCCCAGGGTCCAGCCATTATTCGCGACTCCAGTTGCTTTGGTCAGACGGATCGCCGCCCAAGAACCTATAATCATCCACTACTGTACCAACACGAGGGGCTGGCGGTCTATTCCTTTGAGTAGCAGCAGGCTGAGTAGAACGAGAAGTTCCACTACCTTCTGGAACACCAAGTTGCGCCAAGAAATCTCTGATGCTGTTAGCTGCACTCAATGCCGCTCGGCGCGTATCTACTGGCAGGCTTGCATCATTTGCCGCCCGATTCTCGTTCTGCAGTCGTCCGCGCAAATAAGTATCAACGCTGGCCATCCGCTCCCTCATAGAAACGGGATCAGTGAAAACGCCTGGAGAAATTGCAATTTCTCTTTCAATCCGCTGCATTTCGGCAACGGGAAAGCGCGGGTTTACAGACAACGCCCTAATCAAATCATTCTGAACAGCCGCAAAAGTCTGACGATCACGGATTAAACCTTCTGGCGCAACATTTACGCCAGCCTGTCCTGTGATGCCTTGAGCGGCTTCAGCAAGGGCTGGCACAGCACCAGTAACACGCGGAGCCATATCCCAAAGCGTGCGAGGTGGTCGCGCTGATTCTGGCCTACCCGCACCAGAAGGTGCCGCTGTTGGCGTTACGGGCGCCGCAGGCGCAGCACCAGACGGGGCAGCCGGTGCCGCTCCACCCGTTACTGCAACAGGCTCAAGTTGGCGAGTAATCCGATTATAGCGCATTGTTTCGCCAGTAACCGGATTGGGCATAGTAGTTTCAACATTATTCACAATGTTCATCGCAGTCTCACGATCAACATTGTAAGTCGTCATAATCTCAGCAATTCGCTGCTGACGTTCAGTTGGGCGATTTGCGCGGATTTCTTCTTCCAATATCTTCCCAAGCAATGAGCGCCGTTCTGCGCTTTCCTGCGCGGTAAGCGCGCGAGTAGTGGCAAGATCTTCACGAGCGCCGGCCATGCGAGCTTCTTGGGCACGCAGCAGAAGTTTACGGCGTTCTGCTTCCTCAGACCGGCGCCCCTTGGTGTATTCACCCATCTGCTCACCAACCTTGGAGAGCGTTTCGCCCATACTCCCAGTGCGCGTTGGCGCACCAAAAGCAGCCGCCAGCCGGAAATACATCTCAGAACGAGAGGAGGGGCTTTCCCCACGCTCAGCCTGCTGCCGGATCAAATTATAGAACGCCTCACTCTCAGATTGAGAGCGCCGACGTGCGTCCGCTAATTCTTGATTGACGCCAGTTGTTGGGAAGTAACGATTGAAAATTTCATCCAGACGTGAACGACCAGTCCTTTGCTGCCCTGAAGGCGGAGGAGTTTCAGACGCAGGCTCAGGCGCTGGTGCTGTTACATCAACCCGGATTTCATTTGACGGGGCAACTGAAGGCGTTGGCCGCGTAAAATTGCGCGGATCGCGATAGAACGCATCAAGCTCTTCCAAGTTGCCTTCGCCAGCCTGACCACCCGTCTGGTAGTGCGTCCGCACCCGGCCACCAGAGGCAAAGCCGCTTCCGGGCACAATCCCATACTGCTGCATGAGATTATTAATTTTAGCTCCCATATCCCGGCTCCTTAAATGTTCTGAAGGCCTTTGTAGGTGTACAGCCCAGTCGCCAATTGAGAAAGCGGCGACGGTGAGTACGTCGTGCCGCTAGTCACGGTAGACTGCAGAGTCGGCTTCGGCGTAATCGGCGCCATGCCGCGGATCTGAGTGCCGAGCCAATCAAGCTGCTGTTGTGGATACAACTGCTCGCGCTCAAATTGCAGCTTAGCAGCATCCAACTCAGCTTGGCTCTGACGCTGCTGGGCACCCCCCGCAGCCTCCAGCGCCGCAACGTCCGCCGTCCGCAGGCCTTGGGTCTGACGCGCCATGTCAGATACGCTCTGCAAAGCCCCCCCTTGGCGCGCCAAATCTTGCCCTTGCGCTTGCTGAAGTTGCTGGGCGGCAGTCAAGCCAAACTGCTGCTGCGCCTGCCCGGCGCCCGTCTGCATCTGGCCGAGGTTCCCTAGGGCCTGCATCTGTTGCGCCGTCAATTGGCCAGTCGTTTGGCCCAAATTTCCATATTGCGCGCCGCCCTGCAGAATGCGCGATAGGTCCGTGCCAGAAATGCTGCCTACAGTGCCAGCCAATTGCCCCTGCCGCGCCAGATCAGCCTGGGCCGCAGCCAGAGACTGCGCATAGCCCTGCTGCGTTGCTTGGGTTTGCTGATTCAGGACGGCCTCTTGCGTGTCGCGGATTGCCCGAGACCCCAATTCCCCCATGCGGGAAGACCCGAACTGCCCCGCGCGAACGAACGCATCAGACACTTGGGGAAGGATATTCTCGCTCAAATTCCTGGCGCCCTGCTTGGCAATTACATCCAAGACACCCTGCTGGTAGGGCGACATATATTGGTCAACCTGCGAGGCAGACGTCTGGCCGGCGGCAGTCAAATAGGGATTGGCGGCCGTCAGCGCACGCTCAGCAAGAGACTGGCCAGTCGCAGCCTCTGCCTTATCCATAAACGGTTGCGCCGCGCCGGGGATGTCCATGCCCCCAGCCTGGGCAAAATACCCCTGCCCGGCGCCTAAGTTGGAGCCGGCAAGGCCCGGCTGAAGATAGGCAGATTGAGCTTGCTGCAGTTGCGGGGCAGTAGTCGCGCCCGCAAGATTCTTCATCCCAGCCGAAGCAAAGTTTGTGTCAGGCAAATACGCGCCAACATTCTGCTCCGCCTTTTGGTAAGCCTGCTGCTGAAGAGGCGACAGATCAGCAACCATTTCGCCCGTGTATGGAGCGTAGGGGCGATTGGCCACATTGGTAGAGACTTGAATTTGATTGTAAATGGCATCTTGCAGCCACTTAGGCATTTCCTGCGTGCTTGTGACATAGGAGGTGGCCGCCTGTGGCGTACCCTGAAACAGACTGCCAGACATTATGCGACCCCCTTAAGATATGTCAGAGGCGACTTGGCGTCAGGGCTAAATTTACCCTTGACCAACGCCTTCCCCTTATGTTGCCGGATTTGATTGCGCATTTCATCTAGCTTTTTTGCGCCAGCCTTACTAGATCCATCGCCAAGCATCGCGACAGTCTCGGCGTCAATCACATACTCACCGTCAGAAAGCTTGGCGCTAATTGCATCCGATCGCCCGGTGCCGCCGCCCCTCACAAAACGAGACACCATGCTCAGGCCACCATGCGCCATCGGAGCGACATTGTACTCGCCGCCTGTAATGCGCGGCCAGTTGCGTGCCATAAATTGATTCAGCGTTAAGTTTGCAGCCGTGGCATCATTCTGCATCTTGGTCCAATCCCAAACAACGCCAGGCCGGTTGATGTATTCTTGCTGCGCGGCCGGCAGTGCTTGCGTTTGGGGCGGAGGTGCAGCCCGTCCGCCACCTTGCGATGCCAGCAGCGCGCCGCCCGCAAGAAGGGGCGCAAGATTGCCGCTGAGAAGGCCACCCAAGCCAGAGGATTGGCCGCCGCCGGCAGCAGGGCCACCAGTCGTTGCCGGTACTGCGGGTTGATTAAGCAGCCGAGCCAACGGGCTTTGTTCTTGCCTTACAAATTCAACGGCATTGGCTTGCCGGTTAAATTGATACGAGCCAGGAACAGGAACCAATGAAGTTTGGCCAGTTCGCTCATCCAATCGGTAAACGCCCGGCCGCCCATCCGGCAAAACGCCAGTAGAGCCAGGAGCATTCATTGGAGTGCCGCCGGGTCCGCTTACCATGCCAGCAGCCTGCATGGCTTGACGGTCCATGGCCTCTTCAAAGCTTTGGGGTTGGTTCTGCATATTCTGAACCACGGATTGGGATGGCTTAGTTAAGCCAGCAACAAGACCCGTCAAAACGCCAGCAGCAGCAGCCTCGCCGGGCTTGGCCCCTGCCGTGAGGGCGGTGCCAAAGCCCGAGGTGCCCGATTCAATGAAGCGATCAGCGCCGGCACCAAAGCCCCCAAATTCGCCAGAAACTTCTTTGCCCAGAGCACCAGCGCCAGCGCCCAACGCGCCACGCAGGGCGCCGCTGAACGGGTTGCGGCCTTGGAGCGCCGCGGCGCCTGACCCGACAAGAGTGCCGCCTAAAATATTTGAGGTAGTCTCACCCAATCCCAAGCCCAGCCCCTCGCTGATCCCGGAGCCAAGAACATTGCCCAAGCCGCTGCCGATTGCGCCAGTTAATGCCCCCCGCAACGGGCTCCCGCCCGTCAAGTAGGACGTGCCGGCACCAAGAAGAGCGCCACCAAGGGAGGGCGCAATAAAGGGCACCAAGCCAGACAGGGTAGTGCCACCCAAAAGGCCGCCCGCAATGCTTGAGCCGATCGCCGTCCCAATCCCAGGGGCAAGAACGCTCAAGACAATAGGCGCAGCTGCCGCGAGAACTGGCCCCAAAGGCCCTAGGCCAAAATCCTTTTTCGCCCAGAAGGGCTTGTATTCACGCAAGCCAGTTTTGGGATTAATGGTGCCGGACCCGCCTGCTTGCCGGAGCATTTCAGCTTCGCGCGGATTGATGTGCGCCAGTTCGGTATCGCCGCCACGCCCAGCCGCCTGGAGGCGCCGCGCCGCGACAGCCAGGCCGCCACGAGCAAAGCCCTGCTCTTTCAGGCGATCCTGCAAGCCATACAGCGCGACCAAAAGCGAAATGATGTAAATCGGATCAAACTGAGCCGGCAGCGTATTTTCGTCAATTTCTTCGTCTTCAAGCGCCGCCTGGCGAACCTCGCCATACTTATCGGGGTTCTGGATCACAAACTCCAGAAGGGCGATGATTTGATCCAAGTCCTCTGGAGTGATGGGCATGTTGATGACCGCCCTCTCCATGGCGTCAATAGCCTGAGAAAAGCTTGGGTCAGACTGAGCCACTTGCATAATCTGATCGCGGATCGTCGCCATATTTCTACTCCAACGTCTGACAAAAACGCTCAGCCCACTCCCGCCAATTATCAAAATAATAAGGGATTGGGAAATTTTCTTTGAGCGTCATATTGTTAAGAAACTGCATGGCCCAATTCTGCCACTGGTCCTCAATATCCAAGCGGCCAAACGCACCATACGCATCAAGATCCAAGGAAATCTGATCTGCCCAATCCTGCAACCCAAGCCCAGTAGGGAGAGTGACGCGAACGCTCATCCCAATACCGTCCTGTCGCCGGTAGAAATATGGGCAATAATTTGACCCATCTGATAATCGCCATAGATTTCATTGCTTTCAAATCGCACCCGCAACTCACGGCGCTGCTCCTTGAGCATGACAATCTGTTCATGTGGCGTTGATGGGCTCTCGGGGAACGTAAAGATTGTGCTGTAAACCTCTGGAGCCCTTGCATTTGCTCGGCCAGTAACTTGCACAGTCATCGCGCCGCTCTGCACAAAGTCAGGCTCAATCGTCGTAATCCGCAAGTACTCGTTCTCGCCATTCACCAGCCGCGACAAGTCGGCAGTCTCAAAATATGACTGGATGGGGAAGATGTTCGGCCCATCATACTCGTCAGTCAGTTGCTCCTGAACCCAAGCCTTGTAGCCGTCCGCATTCTGAGTGACGCCCGCCAGAACCGGCGCCGCAAAGGAGTTTGCAAACTGGCCGGCAGAACGCCCGCCATTCGGCAACTCAGTATCGTACCAAGTGTTTTCGCGGACATTGTAGATGACGGCATGCGTGCATTCGGTGGCATTGCCACGCGGGTAACACCACCAAATCTCGCCATAACGAGGCACCTTAAAGACAAAGACCTTATTCTGCTGTGATTTGTTAAGACCATCAAAGAAGTAGTTGATATTCATATTGTTTGGCACTTCACGCACCACACCATTGAACATCATGAAGCGGTCAACGCCACACCAGAAAAACACGCCGTCATAGTCAATGACGCAGGTGGGAGACAAAATAGACGTGTCAGTCGCAATCACGTCAAACTGGAATATGGTAGCGCCACCGGTGAAGGTGGCACGGATAACCGCATCAAACGCCCAGAAAATGCCCGCAGGGGCACTCCCAGAACCAGCACGCAAGGGAAGGCCCTTGATGATCTTCTGGCCCCACACGCGCGCCAACCCGGCGCCAGCAGCCGTATCGCGAAGCTCTGTCGGCTCCCCAGGCTTGGACCAGCCAATAATCCCATCAGTGCCGTAGTAAAATAAATACGGGTGCAGGGAGACAATGCCGCCAGTGACATTCGCATCGGCCGGTAACGAAATTGACTTCAGCTTATTCGTCCCCAAAACATCGCCATAGAAAATCTGGCCACCCTGGTCATTGCAGATGCAGTCCAAATTTGGCGCAGCATGCGCAAGGAGGTAGTTTTGGTTTGAAGACGATTCGTACTGATAGTCAAACATCCAGATATTGTCGGCGCTTGCCGTGTAGGCAAATGACCCCCCGGCCATGTCGGTGTGCGTCTCTGTGATGGTGGTGGTCGTGACCGCCACTTGGTAGCTGTTGGGGTCCGAGCCGGCTGCAGCCGCCGCGCTAATCGTGATGACTGCACCAACGGCCGCCGCCGTGTATTCCGGCACAGATACATGGGCATTGATGTTAGCGGCAACCGCAGTCGCCGTGGTCGATAAGTTCGTCGTGAAGGCGACAGACCCAGACATGATGTTGACGCCGTCAACCGTGATCATATTCACAGACCCAGCAGCGCCGCCAGTCAATGTCACCGTCGCAGTTGCAGCAACATTGATGGGCGTCCTGTCAGTCACAACCGAACTGTTGAAGCTCCCGTCAATCGTGAATTGCTCAAGGTAATTTGCGCTACCAGATTGGCAGTAAACAAAACCAGCTTGGGTGAATGTAGACAAGCCGCGGCTGATTTCGCTCAGATATTTCTGAACCGAACGATAGCCGCCGATCTTGCGGGGCAACGCGCGCTGCCACCGCACCCACTGGCCGTCAACATAATTGTCGCCCTCAAAGCGCGTACCGTCTCGCTTAATGCCAGGCGTAGACTTGAGGACGACAGTCGTTGTCTTCATCAGAACGCGCCACCATCAATATTGCCGGCCTGCGCAATACCCAAGGCAGCCCAAGCCGAAGCCTGGCTGGCGGCCGTAAACAACGCGATGCCAGTCGAAGTGCCGCCTAGGTTAATGCGTGCGCCGCTCGCCGTGGTGGCGTTCGTGCCGCCCTGGCCAACAGTAATCGGGAAAGACACGCCTGCAGTGTCTGCCTCAAGAACGTCAGTGCCATCGCAATATAAGATAGAACGAGAACCCTGAGAAATACTAACGCTGGTGCCGCCACCAGATGGCGCAATTGTCAACGTAAATGCGCCAGTCGTCTGATTATCGACCCAATACTGCTGAATGGTCGCCGGAACGACGACAATGCGATTGCCAGTTAAAACACCACTAAATCGGTACGCAATCCGATTAAGCTCAGACCCTGTCAGGGTGTAAGTGCCAGTTCCGGCAACACTAATGACCGTATAATCAAACGCAAAAATTGCAGATTGCCCAAATCCAATGGTGTGGAAATTGGCGCCATCCGAAACAATAATGGCCGACTCATCCGGCTGGAAACTGAGCGTCGCAGAGCCATCAATCGTGATAATACCGGGCGGAGTGGCCACAATAGCGCCCGTGCCTGAATTGCGCAGGTAGAGAAACCAATTATTCCCCACCACTGAAGTGTCTGGCAGCGTAAGCACGCCACCCGCGCCGGTCCAATTATACATGAGCGCGCGGTCAGCAATGCCAGACGTGTAGTTGCTACTGAAAGTCGTGACCGGAACAGACTGACTGAGAAGAGTGCCAACTGCGACAATCCCATTGCCGGCCAGAGCAGAGGCATTTGCGACACTCGCCGCCGCGCCATACTGCAAAGACCGCCAAGTTCCTGCCGCCGTCGTGTTGCTGGCGACATAAACCTGCCAGAGCTCGCCGGCCGCAATCGTGACGACCTGCGTGCCAACGGCATTCTTGACCGTGAAGGTGCTCCCGCCGCGGTTATTGAATAGGATCGTATTGCCAGTGCCAGTCTTATTGGCAGCCGGCAAAATGACACTTAGGCCAGAGGTTGCCGGCGTGACATCAATAATCCTGGTCGCCAGATTGGTATTGGTGGAAGTCTCTTCCGGCCAGCTCAGCGTCACATCAACAGAAAGCGCAATCGAGCTGTAGCTGATTTCACTCGGGTAGATATTAGCGCCACCAAAAACGTCAGTGTAGATAGGCATCAGGCTTCACTCCTGTTGGCGCTGCGATCCATGATGCGTTTCAAATCCTCGCCGCTAATTGCCTGGGCCGCCCTGTCGTACAAAGCCTGCCACGTCTGCATGCGCTCGTCGCTCTTCAAGAATGGCGTCGCTTCCAACAGCGCCGCATAAAGCAACAAATCAGGCGCATATTCCGTCAGCCAATTCGTCTGAAACTCTTCACCCAACAGCGCAGGCTGCTCGTAATACAAAATCTCCAGAGTGCTTGCCGCGTCAGGCGTCGGCACAAGCAGCCAGTTCTGGAAGTCATAGTCAGCATAAAACTGTGGGGTGCCAGTCTCCACCTCATTCGGCCAGTAATTGCGGCAATACTCATAGGCGCGCGCGAAAATCGGCACGCCATTAAGCGTCATGCTGACAGTGTCGCGCCACCGATCTGGCTTCAAGTAGACCGCAACGCCAATCTGAAGTGGCGTCTGTATGGCCCGAATAAAGCCCTGGATCTTCAACTCGCGCGCAATTCGGCGCTCGCCTAATGTGATCAGGCGAGGCAACTGGTCGTAGACAATCTGGTCGCTTTCCTGCGTAAAGCCACGCTCAAGATAACGCCGCAGATCGACCAGCAAACTGTCGTAGGTCATTACATACGCCATGCTGACTCCGCCGGATTTACTCTCCGCAGCTGCTTCAGCTTGCGCCGTTTTTCAAATATAGCCCCTGCCTCATACCTAAGGCAAGGGAATTTACTACCGGGAATATTCAGGCACCTTCTGACAATTTGAGGGCCTCTTCTCGCACTTCCGCAACGCGCCGGGTCCAGCCCCGGCCAAAAGTCTCAAAAGTGCTTAGGCTCTCAAGATAGTGTTGCCGGTAGGCTTGGTAGGCGTCTATGGCACTCTGCTGGCCCATGAGCTGCACCCAGGCCTTCGCCTGCGCAAGCGTGTTGGCCCCAATTGCTCCGTCAGTCACCGCCCCACAGAGGCTTTGAAGAGCCTTTGCCGCCCGGCCTGGGCCAGAATTGACGGCAAAATCAAACATGCAAGACGCCAAACCGGGTGATATGGCGGCCACCTCATCCCCGCGGATCTTGGCCCAATACCCTTTGCTGTAGAGGGCCTCCAGGTGTTCGTCTGGGATGTTCCGCAATTCATCCTTACTTGCCGGCCGCCCGAGCCAGTCGGAGTACGTTTTGAGCGTCACCCCCTTCATGGTCGCGCCGCCTGGATCATCCTTGTGGTCGCTCCAAAGCCCCTCGTGCTTCAGGACAGACTTGAGAACCTTGGGGAACAATTCGCTCATTTGTTTCCATTCCTGCGCAGGGCTTCATCCTTGGCTTTAGAGCCCGCAGAAGAGCCAAAATAATAGGCCACAACGCCGCCCCAGGCCGTCCCTAGGGTGCCAAGCATGACCAACATAGCCTCAGACCCGCCATGCTGCGGCAGGCCATTTCGGAGCATGTAGAACAGCACACCGAAATAGCCGCCCGTAATCAGCCCCGCCAAAATTCGCGGCGTCCAGTCTTTCGTGGCGACTTCCCGATCGCGGGCGCTGCCGCGGTCTGCGCTAGCAATGCGCTCAAGGTCTATGTCCAACTCG